TCCGCCGCCGCCTCCGCCGCCCACGCCGCCGACATTGACCTATCCTCTCCGCTTAGCCAATTGTCCGCCCACTCATTCCATGCAGTGTCGTCGCATACCGCCTTGGCGCACAAAATGCCAAACGTAACGCATTGCCCTGTCGTCGGCATTTTGTAGTCGGTTATTTCTCGCACTACGGTCAGCCGCTTAGCGCCGCCCTTGGTTTTGTCGCTGACTACCGATCGTCCGCGTACCTCAAATACGCGAGGGTTATCAATGTCCGCGTGAATCGGGTTCATGAATAACGCAAGCTCTACCGAGTCGTAGTAGTGCAGTACGCCGTCGGTACACAGTTCGTTACCATCGCCCGTTGCAACGTTGGTTTTACCGACCTCCCACAGCATACCGTTACGGGTAGTGCCGTCTTGTTGGGTGAGTTTGATTTTCATCCCTTCTCTCCTTTCGCGGCTTGGCTTTGATCCCGTCGTCTCTCCATCTCCTCCATCACCTCCTCCAACTCTGTTTCTCGCTCTCTCAAGGTGATGGCCTCCCTCGCTCCTACATCCCTCGCCTCCTCCAATTCCCGCCGTAGTTCCAACGCATCAGCTTTCGCGTTGTGGTGGCACTCGCGTTGATCATCCAACTCCCACTCCAACCGCTCGTTGTCGGCTAGTAGGGCGGTGATGTCGGTTAGCATATGAGCCATCGCAACAACAGACACATCAAACTCTTGATAGCTGTCCCGTAACCTATCCCGGATCTTCTCTCGCTGTTCTGGTGTCACGCTTCCTCCACTGTCCAGTTTGCTTCCACACCCTCGAACGGCTCCATCTCCGGCGCCTCGTACATATCCCCCTTGTCCGCATCTCCGTTTCTTTCGTAGTCCATAAAGCACTCGTCGCAGTAGTACCAGATAAATATGCAGTCGGTAGGTCCAACAGGTTTACCGCACACGCGGCACTTCCAGTCTTCTTGGGTTCTTCTCATCGCACCACAGCCTCCTGGCGGCGCCGGTGTACTCACCGGACGACAGCCTTATCGTGGTTGGCGATCCATTCCAACAAGTCTTCAGCAAGGGGTTTTGACATTATCCTGCTAATGTATCCATCTGTTTCGTTGTGTAACCACTTCGCCAAATCCTCCACCGGGCGTTCTGGGTAGTAGTTGACCTTGCCGTGGCAATCTATCGCGCTTGCGGTAACTTTAGCCCAAGGGTGACTACACCTGCCAACAGTGGCGTATGATTTTGCGCATTCCACCACCTTCGGCTTCTCCTCCTTCAACTTGTCGAGGCGGGCGCAGAGGCGTCTTTTTATCGTGTTAATTTCACCGGCGAGGTCAGTGAATACCTCCCCCTCCTTCTCCAGCACCCTGCGGAAGAACTCGCGGGCGTTATGGTTGTCCAACCCGATGCCATCGTTTTCAACGCGTGAGGCAATATTGGCCAATCTTATTGGCTCACCAACCCACCCTTTCGTGCCACACGCATCCGGCCAGTAATATCGGATAAGCTCCTCGGTGACTTTGTACTCTTTTTTCATCGGTTCCTCCTCTGGTTTGGTTTCAACGGTTAGCCTGAATCCCCTCTCTGTTATTTCGTATGTCTGCGTGAAGTGGTCGCCCTCAGAATTAAACCTAAACCCGCTTGAGTTTATGTGCAGGTAGTTTTCGTGCTTCTTCTTCATATCCCATCTCCTAATAAATCCGTATCCCTATCCCTTGCGTTTCGCGCACTTCCTTTTTAAAGCTGGTCTTAAAAAACCAGCAATCATCAAAGTCTGGTATTAGGGTGCGCAGGTAATCCGATAGGGTGTCTTCCGTTATCTTTACCAGGTTGGTTACATCCCGCTTCTTCGGCCTCATGTCCTTGGTGTACCAGTAGGATTGCGGCGCGTAGAATATCAGGCTCAGCTTGTATTCGTTTTCCGGCGTTCTGCCTCCACGGTTGGGACGCATCCTGCTTTTCAGCAGATGCAAGAAGAATGCCGTCTTCCATCTGCGGCCTTCGTCGGTCATCACGCGCCCATGCTTCGCGTTGAAGTACAGCTTATTAACGGACGGAGGAATGCCGATATCGATAACGATATGCTCGTTCACTTCTCCTCCAGCTTCTCCAGCGCGGCGCGGAGTTGCTCGAAGAGTTGGTCGTCGAGCAGATAACGGTGTTTGCCGTATTGTTCCTTGTAACACGTTTCTGCCGTGACTCTCTTCGCCGCATCCACCAACTCCCGCACCGCTTCCGGGTTGAGTCCTTCCAGCGCGTTTACGCAGGGAATAATCCTTCCAAAAACCACATCCTTTTTGCAAGGGACCATCATCTTTGTGTCTTTGTAAACTATAACCGGACTCCCGCTGTCCGACACAAACTCCTCCCACGGCTCCCCGTACTTACCCTTCATCCTTCACTCCTTTCGTGGCTTCCATGCATCGCTCTGCCGTTTCTATAGCCTCATCTCTTGTCTTTGGTACGGGTGGGGTATTCGCCTTTGTAACGGCACCCCCGCGGATAAGCCTTCCAAAGTCGCGCCATACCACATCCCTTATATACAGCTCCAGGTACCAAATACCGCTGAATGCGAATTGCAGTACGGCGTCGTCCTCCTTGTCGCAGTGCTTTATGATAAAGTACATGCTTTCGCTGGCTCTATAAAGGTCTTTTAACCTACATCTGCCAGAGCTATCTCTGTGCGGCCCAAGGCATGTTTCAATCTCTTCGATAGCGTCAGCCATCTCCCTCATCCTATGTGGTAGCGAGGCCATCACTTATCTCCTTTCGCGGCTCGGACGGCGGCGAGGGCGACGGCGCGGCGGTTGTTCCAATCATCGACATTCTGCCTACGGCGTTTTTCTTCCTTCTCTCCAAGGTAGCCGACACCACCGTCCCATAGGTCGTAGATGATATCAAGGGCTTCGTGTATCGCCTCCCTCGCCTCGTCCAACTCTTTGCTGAGTTTGTTGGGGTCGCCTAACCCCCTGAGTCTGGTCAACTCCGTTTTCGTCGCGGCGTGGTCGGCTTGTTCCTCCTCCAACTCCCGCTCAAGTTGTTCGATCCTAACCGCCTGCGACCTCGATAGCGAGTAGATCCGCCTTACCTCGTCGGCTAAATGCTCAAGATTCATCCCTTCTCTCCTTTCGCGGCCTTGAATGCGCTTTTTAGTTCGGCGTTCGTCTTTTTTAACCGCCTAATCTCCTGCGCTTGCGCTTCATTGTCGGCAAGGAGCGCGGCAATATCGGCCTTTGAGCAAACGCACCCAGTCGGCAACGGATTGCAGTGCCATGAGTGTTTCCGTTTATCACTCCTGTTCAATATGTCTGTTCGCTGTTCCGGTGTCATAACTCCTCCGTTCCCATTGGAAAATAGTTGCATTCAATACCGAGTTCGTTTAACAGGCAATCAAGGTTTGCTAGGGTTTCTGGACTCATTTCCGCATTGTCCTCATATTTGTCAATGCACTCCTTGACCCGTTTGCCCCACTCGATACACTTATCCAGTTTGCTCGTTTCGGTCATGCGTCCTCCGCGGTCGGTTTCTATTCGATCCATTCCTGCCTTCCTTGATAAGAGCTAATCTTCATCTTCTCCCTGTCGAATACCAGCTTCGCCATTCCCGTTTCGCCGTCGCGCACTTTGGCGATATTCACTTCCAGGATATTCCGCTCGGCCTTCTCGCTCTTGTCGTAGTAGTCGTCGCGGTACAGTAGCATAACGATATCGGCGTCCTGCTCAATCGCGCCCGATTCCCGCAGGTCGCTCATTAACGGGCGCTTGTCCACCCGGCTTTCCACCCCACGGTTTAGCTGGGACAGGGCGAATACATGCACCTTAAATTGCATGGCGATGGATTTCAACTCCCGGCTGAAGTAGGCTATCTTATCGTTGGTGCTGTTGAATCTCCGCTGGGAGGACATCAGTTGCAGGTAGTCTATGATCACCGCCTTGATTCCCGGCGTCTGCGCAAGGGCTTCGCGTATATCGTCGGGGCTGGTCGATGGCGAGTACATATAATTCACCTGCGATTGCTGGATGATATCCACATCGCTGTGGCTTGGCTTCGGCCCTTGCCAATACTGCATACCCGTCCGCAGGTGTTTCATCGGTACGCCGGATACGTTGGATAGACGCCGCAGGGCAAGGCGTTCTGGGCGCATCTCCACAGAGGCGAATATCACCGGCTCCTTTATATTGTACGCCAACTCGTTTGCCATCGCGGATTTACCCATTGACGGTCTTCCGGCGATAACGGTAAGGTCGCCCGGCTCAAACCCGTTCGTCCGGTCGTCTATATCCTCCCACCCAGACCGTAGCCCCTGGATACCATCCGTACTCTCCCGCGCCTTCTTCATGTACCGGATGGCGTCTATGATGGCGTCCCTGGCGGTCGTTATCTGTATCTCGCCCTTTCGTATCGCACCCGTTGATAGATGCTCGATATCCTCTCTCAGCCCGTCAAGGTTGCCCTCCCTCGCGGCTTCGGCAATACGACTGGCTGTGGCGATTACCCGCCTGCGCTCGGCAAGGTCAACCAGTATTTCGGCGTAGTGGGAAACGGCTGATGGAGGCGGCGTGGTGGCCGTCAACTCCATCAGCACTTCGCTTCCTCCTATTCTCTCCAATACTCCCGCCTCTTCCAGCGCATGACTGACCGACACGATATCCACGGGCTTCTTCTTCGCGTACAGGTCACGCGCCTCTTTATATACACACCTGTTTACTTCGGAGAAGAATAACTGGTGCGGCTCCCACCTTGCTATTTTTGTTAGCGTTTCCGGGGAGAAAAAGATGCCTGCCAGCAAAGAACGCTCTATGTCGCTCTTGACTGGCAGGCTAGACGGAGTATGGCCACCGGGCATAATCTAAAGTATCACTTTAAGTTTTAGAAGGGAAGGTCATCGTCATCCTGTGCCTTCCCTTCTGGCTTACCTAGTGACTTGGGCCAATCAATAATCTCAACGGAATCGGCGCGGCAGTCCAGGGACGCCTTGGCTTCCCCGCTTTTGTCGATATAGGCCGAGGCGCGGGGCGTACCCTGAACCCTGACGCGGTTCCCCTTCCTGACATAATTGGATACAAACTCGGCGGTCTTCCCCCATGCCGACACCTTCACCCAGAAGGTTTCCGGCTTATTGTCCTTCTTCATCCAGGGATGCTCGCACCCCAAGCTGAAGCTGGCTACCGGCTTGCCGTTGTATTCCCGAAGTTCGGGGTCGCCGCCCGCCCGACCTTCAATTAATAGGTAGTTGAGTTTCGCGCTCATGGTCGCCTTTCATTCTGATGTTTTTGTCCCAAACACTGAAAACGTAGTCTAGCGTTGGTTTTAACCGTTGTCAACTACCCCGCCGAAAAAAAATAAAAAAATACTTGAAGTGACTGTTTAAATGTGGTACTTTAATATCGGCTTGGTTTATTAACGGCAAGGAGTCGGAATGGCGAACATGACCCCAGAAGAGAAACGACTGCAAGCGGTCCTGATGAATCGGCGTCTTCAGCAGTTTCCTGATGCCCGCTTTTCCGAGGGGACAGACGAAAACGAGCTTTCGTACACCCCGTCCGATACCGGCTTCCAGCCGCCGCAAAGGTTTGAACAAGACTATATGTATGATGAATATAAGACGGACCCGCGCTCAGGGAGGAGTTCAGAGGAGGAGCTTGCCGCCTTGCTGGGTATGTCCATCCCTGAGTATGTTGCCGAACAGAAGCGGGAGAATCGACCGCTGACAGACAAAGCGCCAGGCATGAACAACCCGGCCCAGATACAGGCCGCATACCTCCAATCCCTGTACGGAGAGAACCCGCCCCCAGACTTCCCCTTTATCCCCGCCGCCATGGGAGAACCCAATAAGAACGATATCCTCAGAAAACTGATGCAGGGATTACAGCAAAGGTGATTCTTTTCGACGGGCATACATCCGACAAGCAGGGGGCAGAAGGGATGCTCGACGGGGTAACTGTCACCGAAAACCGTCTAGTATCAACGATATTCAACCCCATACTCTTTATGAGCCTGGTGACTTCCGGCTTCCCTACCCACTACATTTCCACCTACTTCATTGAGAATTTCCACCACGATAACGGGCTTGTCCGCAAGGGCGGTATCGCCAAGGGTCTGCTATCCGATGTGGCACTCGATGTCCATTTGAATGCCTCCACCAGCAAGGACGCCAATGGCTTCTGGATTTGCTACGACAATCTGGCGACCGAAGAGGCTGTCGAATTTTGCAATCAGGTTATCGGGCTGATGTCAGACCGCTACTTCCCTACACGGCGCACCTATCTATTGCCTGAGTCCAGGGACGGGTTTGCCGACGTATGCGGCGGGGAATGCTCCGGTATCGTGTTGGAGCTTGAGTTTATTTCCAACGAGCCTGCGTTGCACCGACTGTTATCCAACCGCTATGCGGCCATGAGCAATCTGGCTTCGGCCTTATCGACTGCCTACCGCCGCGTCTATCTGGAGGTTGCTTAGATGGCCTATAATCAGCAAGGAATACAGAAGACCGCCCCCCCCTCCCCTCCACAGGGGTTGGCTCAGGGCGCGGTACAGAATGCCCAAGGTCCGCAAGGGGTCAACACCTGGACTCCAGGCGGGAATAAGCCTACTGCGGTTCCGACTCAGCCGACCCAGCCGACGACTCCACCCCCGGCGCAACCCACTCCGCAACCGACCCAACCTGCGACTCCGACTCCGGTACAGCAAACGCGGCCCCAGCGGTCGCCGGAAGAGTTGGCCCGTATCCAGGAGATGGCGAAGTGGCGCAACCCCAACCTCTCCCTGAAGCCTCTGGACCAATTAGGCGGACAAGGAGGCGTGCTGGCAAGCAGTCTGCGAAATGCGGTGCAACCCGCCGCCACTCCGACCAAGGCCGATGTCCAGCAGAATGTTATTGACAAAAGGGGTGGGTACAGGGACGCGGCTCAGTCGAGGGTGAAGGACGCGGTAACGGGCGGTCAGCCTCCGGTTATTCGAGCCAGTACGGGACCGGCGCTGGGACAGCCTGACGCGGCAACCCAGCTTCGCAATTACTTCTCACAGAATGCACAGCCGCTAACGAATGCGCTGGGAAACCAAGCGGACCCAAGGGCGATGGAGGCGTCGGCTCAACTGAACGCCGCCGCACCGGGAGCCTTGTCTAACCTGATAGGGCAGGGCAATGCCGGTAGTGCATTGCAGAATTACTTTTACAACAACACCGATGCCACAGGGCAGACCCAAATACGAGGCGCGATGGGCGCGTCCCCGCAGGACCAGCTTCGGGGCTACTTCGCGCAAAACGCGGATGATGCCGGTCGGCAACGGATAAACCAGTTCGCCCAACAACAGGACATGCTACAGAGAATGCGGGGTGTTTAATGGCGGCAGGGAATGGGAAAGTTACATGGCAGATGGTGGGCGTGATTACGACCATTCTTCTAGCCTTGGCTAGTCTCGCCTATGGATACGGGATATTGGGGGGCGATGTGAAAACGAATACCAAGGATATCGCAGGATTGAAACAGAGGCATGAGAAGGATATCGACAAGGTGAGTGAGAAACTGGATAAGATAATCGACCTGATAATCACACAAGGAGTAAGACCATGAAGACAGGACCGATACCGAATGAGCCAGGAAGATATAACGGGGGAGAGATCGAGCCGAGTGGAGACCCGTGGATGCATAGGTCCGCCGGGATGAAGTGCGGAACGTGTATGTGGTACGTCCAGAAAGTCGGCAACCCGGCGGACGCCAGAGGGGCGATTGGCCGTTGTCGCCGACACGCCCCAACGATGAATGGCTACCCGGCGGTGTTCACCAGCGATTGGTGTGGTGACCACAAACTGGATGAGAAGAAGATATAAGGAGACAGACCATGATGGACAGGATAGCGGCGTTCGTATCGAGCCTCCTCTCCCGGAAGCTGTTGAGCTTTCTGGGCGGGTTGGGTTTCATTAACGCGGCGCAGATCGAGGCGCCCCTTCAGGCGATGCTAACCGCAGGTATTACGGTAGCCTACCTTCTCGTACAGGGATGGCAGGACCGCAACAAACAACCTGCGCTAACGACGGCGCAACGGGCAGAAGCGTTGGACGCGGAACGCTTTCGGATTAGCAATCATATCAAGGCTCAAATCGTGGCGCGTCCCCAACAGCGGAAGCTGGAGGATATTCAGAAAGAGCTTGAAATCTACGGAGCTTTACCATGAAACAGTGGTGGAAGGAACTTGATATGTATACCAAAGACTTAATTGCGACGTCCGTTATCGGAATCATCCTGCTTCTTCTTTTCTTCGCCACATCCTCATGCGGCTACAAGGAGAAGGAGATTAACCCGTTTGAATGTCCCGGCGGTTCCGGCACTATCGTCACCCAAGTGGTGGATAGATGCTCCGGTGAGCCTATTGACGTTGACCTTTTCTCCGTCCGTCCCGACGGCTCGCGTGAGGCGGTTATCCTTAACCGCTCCCTGGGCGCGCCTATCGGACAGTACGGAATGAACTGTGTTGACTTCAGCACCGTTTACGAAATCACCATCAAGAAGGATGGATACCCCGACCTGGTTGGGGATTACTATCCCGACCCTATCATCCCGGTTGAGGTTGTCGAGTATGCCCCTGACGGCAACTGCGAAGACCCAGCCGACCTTACCCCTTACGAGTTGTTGCAGGAGTGTATTTCAACCGCTGTTGCAAGCGGCATGGACCAGTGGCTTGCCACTTCCGACTGTTGCGCCTCGCTGAAGGGTGAGCCGTATATCGACGCGGCATGTAACCAATGAAGGCTCTCATAACCTCCCTACTCCTCCTCATGGTTGCGGGTCCGGCATTGTCTCAGGACGATGCCGGAACTACCCGCCTGTCCCTGCTTACGGGGACTGCGGTTTCCTACCGGCCTTGCGGGGAGCGTAGCTATTGCATCCAGCCTATCGGAGCGATGGTCATGGGAGCGGTGAATGCGATTGACTATGAGGGATTTTCGTTCTACGGGTCCGGTGGCGCGTCCATCAAGTCGGGTGACTCCGTTCATGGGGCCACGGCGGTAGGCGTCCAGTATGACGACTTCTTCAAGATTAACGTCTTCGGCGGGTTTGAGTTTGGGTACAGCCTGGATGACTACAAGACCCCGTATCCCTACTTCGTCGGCGCGGCGTTGCAGATTGGCGGATTCGACCTTGACCTTACCAACATACTCTCCGGTGAAACCGGGGAATCTCTCATGGAGAAGTAGCGATGAGCTATATCGACCCGACACCCAACCGAGTGCTACATGACGAGGATTTGAATCGAGGCGGCGTATTGACCTTGAGCCTCGCTGGAGAGGCGAATAACGCCAATATGACCTACGATGCCCTTACCTCCGTGGACACCACGGATGCGGCATTCACGGCGTCAGGCAACGGACCCAGCACGTTAAGCATCAACACCGACGCGGACAACTTCACGGTAGGTACGCTGTACTATATCTGGGACACCACCAGCTACCATTGGGAGTCTTTCACCGTGGCTTCGATTGACTCCGTGAACGACAACATCGTCACCATGCCGTATGACGGGTTGCAGAACAACTATGTCAGCGGCTCGATTATCAGCTCGACTCCTCCACTGTTTGACGTTTACAAGATACAGTTTGAGCTTACCCATTCGGCGGCAAACCAACGTGCGTTTATCATCCTGACCAATGCCACCCCAGCCGCTCTGGATGCGAATGCCACTTACGCAACGTGGGCCACCAACATGATTGCTCATGGGGCCAACTGGTCCGCTCTCGTCTTTGAGGACGACCCGGCAGGTGCGCACTCCTATCTGCATGAGGAGTTTATCGTACCCGACCGCACAGCCTCCTCCCGCTATCTTGCGGTAGTCACACAGATAGATACCGGCACTGCGGGAGCGGGTAAAATCATGCTACACCGTTTATCCACAGCCAGCGCAGATGTGGCTGAATCTTTTGATGGACCGTAAACCTTAACTAAAGGAGAACACTAATGCCTGTTAGCTCTTATCAAAAGCACCCCTTTGAAAAGGGAGAGAAATGGCACTTGCTCGACAGCCAGGTTGACACAACCCAGCAGTGGGGAACCGTTGTCGATGTCGAAGACGCCAACCATTACAAAGATGTCAATTCCGACCTGAACACGGCGACCGCAGGCAACGACGGCGGACCTTTACTTTTTGACGCCATTTACATCATCCCCCTGGAAACAGGTAGTTATGAGGCGGCTGGTATTGTAGAGATTTTGCCTTCGTATAACAAGGCTGTTGTGGCGGCAGGGACCGCCTTTACGAATGCGGAGTTCACGCTTCGCACTCAGCTTATCCCGGTGGATATTGCGCAGGTAGAGAACACCGCAGAAGGTACCGCCGTAACAACCTTGGCCCCGAACACGCGAATCGACACTCAAGGGTTCCGACATCTCTATATGAGAACGATGGCGAACAACGAAGCCCCCGGCGATGGCGGCACTTGCCGTTATGCCATCTACGTCAAAGAGGTTGTTAATCCGAATAGCACCCTTGACCTGACGCGAGACAACCGGAATGCCTAATGACGGCTAGGCGGGACATCGACTACGACCGAGAGTTTGACCGTTGCAGGGACTACCTGTACTGGCGGTTCAAGGGCGATTACTGCCTTAGCTTCGACAAGGAACGCGGGAAACAGCACATGCCGGATAAGGCGTACAACCTCCTCATCTGCAAGATGTTGGCGAATGACTCCATCCGGCATGTGGCTATCCCCAAGACGCGGCAGATGCTCATGACCTGGGAGGCGTCCGCGTTCTGTGTCCACTACGCCATGTTCAACCCTGGGGCGGAAATCCTTGTGGTGAACAAGAAGGGCGACGACTCCGCGTACATCGTGTATCGCGGAGCGCAGCATACCAAGAAGAAGACGGAGACGGGCGAGTACACAGGTAGGGGCCGTTGCTGGTCCATCTACAACAATCAGCCGTCATGGTTGAAAGAGCGCGTGCCAGCCAGTCCGGCGGCGAACCTCATCACATTCGGCAATTCCGCCTTTATCGGCGGGTTGCCCGAAGGCGAGGAGCAACTTCACCAGTATCAGGCAAGCATTGTCTGGTTTGACGAAGCAAGCCGTCAATCCGACTTCGGAGACAGATACGAAGCAGCCGTACCGATGGCGAAGCGTATTCTGATTACCTCCACCCCCAAGGGTCAGGAGGACTTCTATCGTCTATGTAAGGACGTACAGAAGGAAACGACTGGAACGTATGGAGGTTTGCACTAATGGCGGCAAAGGTACAGACCGTAGAGTTGTTTCTGCGAATCGAGCAGAAGGACGAGAATGGCAACCTGACCTCAAAGCCGTTGGTTGTCAGCAAGACGATTAACGCGGATATGCATACCTCCACCGACCATAAGGTTGCCGATGGCGGTACGGATGCGGACGGGTTGGCGGTGACTACGGCTGCGGCCCATTCCAATAGCAGTGGCGGGATTGTAAGCCCGAAGCTGGTTTGTATGTTGTCGCCGGATGGAGAAGACCTGACGGTGACGCCTGGAGCCGCGCCTTTGTGCAACCTGTATCTCGCGGCGAATTTCGACGATGCCGACTTGGGAATCGACACCTTGACTATGGTAGCGGCGGATAACACGCCGGATGTCGATTGCTATCCAAGAGTGCTTGTTAGTGGCGAGGACGCCTAACGTAAACTAACTAGGAGACTTAACGATGAAACGAATCTTACTCACTGCCTTGGGCGTCATCCTTCTTATGACCGCCCCTGTTTTTGCAGGCACTTATTTCACCGACGCAATGGAAGCCGCTTGCAAACGCAAGTTCGGCATTCTCGACAACGGGTTGGATATGTGTCGTGCGCTCGATGACATGGAAGACAACCTTAACGCCGTCACCAATGCCGCTGATGGAGCAAGTAGCATTGGTGTTGATGTCACTGATATCACTGGTGGAGCTTACGACGCCTGCACCAACGTCAGCGATTGCCTGATTGAGCTTGGCGCGGCTGGCGACAACGACCAGGGCGCGGCCATCATCGGCGCGACCACGGCGATGACCGCCGCGTTTGAGGACTGCGTGGATTTGGACGAATGCCTTTTGGAGTTGGTCTCCGAGAACACCGCCACCACGGGAAGCAACCTCATCGGCTTTGACGATGGCGGTTCGCAAACCGCCGCCGCGACCGTCGCCAACGCCTTAGACCAGATTTACGGGAATATCAACGAAGTTACGATCCCGTTGCATACCTTCCGTGAATGCGATGCCGATGGCGATGTTCCCGATGCGGCGGTTGGAGCCGCTGATGGTTCTGGTGGTATCTTGGCTTCTGATACCACCCCTATCTTGAAGGGCGGCACAACGACTCTCGACACGATTGCGTTGCCTACTATCCAGTGGGCGGCGGGCAATGCGGATGTCATTTGTTCCGGCGTGGCTCTCCCTGCAAACTTCAGTGGGGCGTCCAATGTGACGGTAACCATTCTCGCCGCGAAAGATGACACAGGTTCATCTGCCAGCGGGTTTACGGTTCTGACCAATTGGGCGGTCGCTGGCACGGTCCTCGCGGCCAACGTATCGGATACAACCGGGAACCTTACGGACGCGACAACCCCAGAGAATGTAACGGCGACGGTCGCGGCGGAGGACGTTCCTGACGCCGCAAGCGTTTTGGGTATCGCCATCGCCCCCGGCACCCATGCCGACGATGCGTACAACCTTTTTGATGTGCGTATTACCTACGTCAGCGAGTAAGGAGTATCGTGGCTAACCCTGTTACCATCAAGCGCAAGGACCTGGAGCGGGACGACTACGGCGTCCTTACGCACTACTGTAAAGAGTGCGATAAGGATACCGTGTGGTGTCGCGCCTCCTTTGAGCCTGCGCTTAACAGGATGGGCCACAGAGACGAAGACGCGGACAAGTACCAATGCTTTGAGTGCGAATGCAACGCGACGATGGGTTCCATCCCTACGCATCAATTCGACTCAGGCGTTAAGTTTGTCTTGAATAAGGGAAATCGGGTCGGGGTTTTGTTCGTTCACTATTCCAGTGACCCCGACAAGAACCCCGACCTGAATCCTAAATGGCAACGTCAGGAGATGGCGTCCTACTACGGGCGTCCCACCAAATGGCGTCAGCTATACGAGATTGACTTCGACGGTCCCGCTGGTCCGCGCATCTTCCCTGAGTTTACCGAAGAAGACCATGTGGATTTGGAATTGAAGTTTTTACCGGAAGAACCGTTGCTGATGTGCTACGACCCAGGTATGCGGCATTCCGCCGTTACCTTCAGCCAGTGGGACTCCAAGCGGCGTCTGCGCGTATTGTGCGAAATCCTTGGGGATAACGCGCATATCAGCCAGATGTTTAAATGGGTACACTTCATCCTGAAGCATGAGTTTTTCCATGAGATGGACCTATCCAAGAAGGAGCCTACCCCTGAAGTTCTTAGGGCGTTGCAGAGTGAAGGGCGTCTGGTGTGCTACGGCGACCCGGCGATGAAGCAACGTTCCAACCAGACGGGTATCAGCGACGAGCGATGGTTGCGCAATTTTGGATGGCGACCGAAGTACATGACCGGCTTCAGGGTAGAGGAAAAGATTGAGAAGACTCGCGCCTTGTTATTCCCCGACGCGGAAGGCGAAGTGCGGCTGAAGCTGAAGAATCATGGATACGTTATCCCGCAAAGCGGGAAGCCCCGCCTGATGCAAGCGCGTGAAAAGGGCGGGTTGTTGGCAGGCTTTATCGGCGGCTACCACTGGGCGATGGACTCCAAGGGTAACGTCAAACTGCCAGAGAAACCGGATAAGAACGATTACAGCCATTTGATGGATACGGTTACGGACCTGGTCCATAACACCCACAAATGGGAGAAGGAAGTGAAGACGGGAATGCCCAACGTCAACTTGGGCAAGAACGACTTCACCTTTACAGACGAGGAAAAGGTTATCGAAGGAAACGACTATAGCCTGTTCTACGAACTCGCCTCATTCCATAACTGCGGAGCTCAATACTGATGGCATCCATACTCCGAAAGTTCAATAAGAAGAAGGCGAGAACGGGCGAGCTTGGCGAGTATGTTCACGATACTTTCAAGGATTGGCTTGGAGTTATCGAGAACAACTACCATCGCAAGTGGGCCTATTTCCTGCGGCTGTATTGGGGATACCGGCCTCCCAGCCGGATTGACCCCTACCGCGCCAACGTCAATGTGCCTCTGGTTTATTGGGTGGTGGACACCGAATTGCCAAGACACATGCAGGCGTTGTTTGCCACCGACCCTCCATTCCATGCGAGGCCAGATACCCGTTCCATCGAGAACGAGTTAAAGGGCGAAATCGCAGAGAACGTAATCGCACGCAACTGGATGCGAACCCATAGACGGCGAGCCGCTGAAATGGCCGCGCTCGACAGCCTCTTGTGGGGCGTAGGGTTTGAGAAGGGCGCGTGGGAAATCGAACTTGCGGCCAACGGACTGCCCTACAAGGACCGGCCAGAATGGAGGCGTACATCACCGCTTGACCTCGTTTGGGACCCGACGAAACCCAGGTTCGAGGACACCCCGCTTATTCAGTGGCGCGTACTGCGGCGGTCGGATGTTGAGGATATGATTGACGCGGGTGCGCCACTGAAAAAAGACTCTCTCCCTGGGCTGGGCTTGAGCGCAGCCGAGAAGGGTTACACCATAGACGATATCTACAGTTCGCTGGGGATGGCGGGACCGCTATTCAAAGACCGCTACCGTAGCAATATCTACAACGATGAAGACCCCTGGTTAGTATGGTTGGAATGGTGGGATGACGACTACACCTGCATCATCGACTACTTCAGCAAGAAGGTGATGTTGGAGCAGAGGGATAACATCATCCATGAGAAGCCGTTTACCTGCTGGCAGTTCAAGCCGCATGGCGACTTCCTTGTCGGCCATTCGTTGGTGGAGACGTTGGCCTCCTTGCAGGAATCCATTAACGCCTACGAGGGAGCTTACCAGGATAACGCGGTACTGTCCGTACACCGGATGCGCGTATTCGATAAGACTACGGGCCTGAAGATGGAAGACTTCATCCCCGGTCCCGATAAGAGCATCCCTGTGGACCTGCCTCCCGGCAAGTTGCTCAAAGATGTGGTTATGAATTTTGAGCAACCGCAGATGGGCAACGAGGGCAGGGAGTTGCAGAGTCGTGTAATCGACTACACGGAGCGAGCGGCGGGGCAATCGGTCCTGTCGGTTGGCGCTTCCGCCCAGCGTCAGGATACCTACGGCGGTCAGGCGTTGCAGATATCCGAATCCCGTATGCGCTACTTCTTGGAGAATGAGCGTTGGGGTCAGGACTGTATCGCAAGGTCGGCCCGTATCGACTTCCTGATGTACAAGCATCTGATGGACGAGTATGTGCAAGTACCCGTCGAAGGCCGGTATGTACCTCTGGAACTTGTGGAGTCTCAGTTTTTGGTGGAGGCACGCGACTCCAACAACATGCCTCAAATCCAGATTGGCCCCAGCTTCTTCACCACCCTTGCGGCGAACAGCTTTGACTTTGTGCCTACCGGCTCAAGCGGGTTGGCTGTTCGGGAGTATGTGCAACAGCAGATTACCGGGCTTATCCAGAACTTGATGGCCGACCCCTGGATAGGTGCGCAACCCGCGCAGGACGCCATCATCGAAGCCGTACAGCTACAGATGGAGTTGAGGTTGAGGGAAGTTGCGGCTTCCGAAGTGCCGGGTAAGGACAAGCTGGTATCCCTTATTCGCGGCGCGTATCAGGGTTATATCAACCGCATGATGATGATGCAACAACCGCAGATGCCGCAACAACCCGGTCCCGAAGCGATGCCTACGCAAGAGATGGCTCCGCAAGGGTCTGAAATGTTTGAGGCTGGCGAGACGCAAGCGACCCCGCCTGCGGCCCCGCCCGACCCAGGGATGGTGCAATGAAGCAAGTGCGACCGCATATCATACGTCCCCCTGAGAGGATGGAGCGCAACGTGGACCCCAACTTGCTGTATGAGCGCGGGTCCATCTTGGAAAACGGATGCTCCCAGGCGGCCTTGGATACCATCTTCAATATCATCGAAGGCGAGTTTGAGGGGTATGCCTACAAAGCCGTTACGGGTCAGACGACTGCCGACCATGAGGACATGCGCAACAGCCTGCCGCATATCCAGGTGGTGTTGGCGAATGTGCGTGACGCTGTTGAGGCTTGCCTTGCGACCTATTACGAGAATGAATCAGACGGCTTTATCAATCCCGATGGAGCCATACCGGATTTGGGTTACATGCTTAACCCTGACCTAATACCCAACATTGAAGGAGATTACGATGCCTGATGACGACCTGATTTTTAACGACGGCTTGGAAGAAGAAGAGGATATCGCTTCTCTGGTGGAGGAGGATATCGGCGGTCCCATCTGGAAGGGTGACAAGGACGACGAGCCGGAAGTGGACGAGCCTGAGCCGGAAGAACCTAAAGTCCAGGCTCCCCCCGCAGAGGACTACGCCGCCAAACGCCCCTACGAGGAGCGTATGGCGGCTATTGAGGAGCGTTCGTTGCGCTCCCAGGAGTTGCTTGCCGAGTCGATGGCGGCTTTGAAGGAGTCGGCTTCACGCCCTACCCAGACCGCGCCACCTCCCCAGCGTCAGCTTACGCCGGAAGAACAACGGGAGTTGTTGGAAAACAATCCGGTTGGCTTTGTTGCTCAAATCGTCGCTCCCGCTTTGCAACGCAAGGATGTGGAAGTGGCCGAGCGACTGAAGGAGATTGAGTCTCGGTATGCCGAGCAACAGTCCATTATCGTCCAGCACGACAATGCCCGTTTCCTCAACCAAGCGGCGCAGGAAGCGCAGGGGTATATGGAGCAGACGTTGGACAAGTACGGCATTCCCGACAATGTGCGGGGCGAGTTTCGGCAAGCCCTGTCCCAACGGTTGAGCAATCCCGATGACGCCCGACGCGCTCTGGATGTTGACAACCGAACCAACCTGGTGACGGGCCACAGGCTCAATCAGGTTGTCGATAGCGTGTTGGGTTCCATGAACGACAAGCTATTCCAGTACGGCCAAGAGGCAATGAAGGACCGCACGAAGGGGCGCATGGCGACTGCGTTTCCCAACAATGCGATGTTTCAGGGCCAAAAGCAAATCGACCCTATGGCACAGTTTCGTCCGCCTCCCTCGTTCAGCCAGCAAATGAAGGCTTATCGCAAGGCGGTAAAGAAGAAGTCAGCGTAACCAACTTTTAAAGGAGAACTAACTAATGACTCCTGACAATTACTTCGATGACCTTTTCCTTGTCTGTGAAGGTGAAGTCGTTACGAGAACGTATTTTGGTCGTCTCTCCCCCTTGAACTGGAAACCTGCGAAGTCGCCTCGCATTATCTGGGACGAGGAAACTTTGATGCCGTTGGCCGACGTGAACGGTTCTACGGTCCCCGCCGCCACCGGCGCAAATGAAGGCTTATCGCAAGGCGGTAAAGAAGAAGTCAGCGTAACCAACTTTTAAAGGAGAACTAACTGATGGCTCTTGACTATAACTACTTCGGAGCGGGAGGCTTAAACCTTCCTGACCTCTCCGACGCCACTAACAATACAAGTAGATACCACGATGATTGGTCCGAGGATATCTTTAACAGAGACATCACCAAGAGTACGTTTTATGCGTATCTCTCCACCTTGAACTGGAAACCTGCGAAGTCGCCTCGCATTATCTGGGACGAGGAAACTTTGATGCCGTTGACCGATGTGAACGGCTCCACGGTCCCCGCCGCCACCGGCGCGATGGATGTCGATAATGTCGAGCGATGGGTTACGGGTACGGTTGCCCGCAATACCCGTACCGCCGAGCAGGTCATTGTGACCGAAGTGGATACCGCCAATAACCAAGTCACGCTTGGCTATCGTGGCGTGGGCGAGTCGGTTAGCTCCGCTCAGACCATCAACGACAACGACACCTGGCAACTGCTGATTCCGTCCCGCGAGGAGCGTAGCCGAAGCCATGAGTCCACGATGCACAGCCGGTCCAACTACTGGAACTATCTGTCCATCTTCAGCGAGACTCTGGATATGTCGGAGACGATGCGTTCCTACAGCGCCATCCACGGCAAGAGCAACTTCAGCGAGTGGGACCACCAAATGGCTCTCACCGAGGAGCGATTTCGTCGGAAGATGCTGTCCGCGTTCTTCCTTCAGGACAGGGGATATCCCACCGTCACCAACAACACTCTGCCCATCTTCGGCGGTGCGCGTACCTACCTGACCAACGGTACGGTAAACGCCAACCTGTCCGGTAGCCCGATGAGCAAGAGCTTCTTCCGTAATTGGGTGACGAACTGGCGGACCATTTCCAAATCGACTCACGGCGTGATGGTAATGCCGACCTCGATTACCCAGCAGTTCAATTCCATGTACGAGAACCAAATCATCTTCAACGACAAGCTGCCGGAAGAGATTAAGTTGCATGTCAAGACCATCAATCTTGGCGGCATCATGATTGACATCCACGGCGAAGACGTTTTGGATGATGTTGGCGACAACACCATCTACCTGTTCGACGCGAGTAACAAAGACAAGATTTGTATGCGTTACGCTCCGTGTCGCGCCGGTAAGAAGGTGGCGAACGGCAAGCCGACCTGGGCTTTCGACCAGCAGGACAACGACGATTCTATCGCCAAGGCGCAGATTATCGCTCGATGCTGTCCTCAGATTATCGGTGGCTCGACCGGCAATCACGCCCTCTGCACCAACGTGGGCGACTAAAACAGAGTTAGCGGGGCCGGGTGCTGTTATTCACTAATAACTTGCTTACCAACCCGGCCCCGCACCCTAAACCAAGGAGAAACTGATGGCGATTGAGATTGAGAAAGAGAAGCAGAGCAAGGGTAATGGACAGGGCTTGAGCGGCGATGCGTTAAGCGTGCTGGCTGAAGCCATTGCCAAGGTAAAGGTGACTCCGGTTGCGGAGCCTCCCTTCGTATCCGAGTACGAGGGGGTGGATATGAACCTTTACTGCACCTCGCCCGGTACGACCATTCTGTTGCGTGAGGCTCCCAGCGTACCCGTTTCGGTGTATAACCCGAAGTCTGGACAGATGGAGTCGCAGGTGCAGGACGACATTGTAGCCAAGTTTTCCAAGACTTGGGTAGCCGTCAAGGTCGTTGCCGAGTCTTCCGGCGGCGATAAGTTCAGAGTGCCGGGTACGAAGGTTTGCGGCCACCTTGACTTGCGCGACTGGTTCGCCAAGAACAAGAAGCGGTACGACCTGAAGGACTTTGAGCTTGACCGCATGTGGGAAAAGATTACCTCTCCCAACGCCGGATTCGGCAGGGAGCATGGGACACTGGATATGCTGGATAATCTCTTCTGGGGAATTGAAGGCAAGACCAAGAAGGTCGGGACAACGATGGTGGATATGACCGACCAGAAACCCAAGGCAATCCGTATGAAAGGCAAGAACTACGAGTCTATGGACGAGGTTGCCGAAGCCAGGAGAACGGCTAGGTGAAACTGAGCTTTATCAAGAAGCACGCCTGCGCTATGGTTGGCGACACTACGCAGACCAGTCGGCTATACACCGACTATTCCGCCGATTACGTCAACAAGGTTGTGCAGGAGACGTTGAACTTTGTTCGTTCACGGACAAAGGACTGCCCATTTCTGATGACGGAAACCACCATCTCGTATGATTCTACGGCGAGCAACGACTATCTCCTCCCGCAAGACTTCAGGGAGATGGAAGTTATTCACATGACCTACGGCGGCTACGACTACCGTTTGGACCATGTGACCAACGAAGTATTCCTGCGGATACAGAGTGGGCAGTCCTATGACCGTTACGTCTATACCTGCTACTACGACAAGGATACGAAGCGTTGGCGTATGCGGGTGTACTATCCCATCAATGTCACGCCGACACAGTTCAAGCTGACCTACAAGCGTGGGCAGTCGTATGTCTATAACGACAATGACGAAATCACCATCTTCCCAGAAGACCACGGCTGGGAGTGGGTGATTATCCACGGTACGGCGGATATGTGCTACATGATGCACCAGCAGGGATTGAACGAGCCGAAAGCCAGATACGAGGAGTTATTGGATAGGATGATAAAGGCGCTGAACAGCGATGCGCCCGACGATGTGGACATCACTCCGAAGTCGGAGTTTGACAAAGAACGGATACGAGAGACGTTTGATAGGTACTGATGCCGAAAGACGGACAACGAAAACGCATCATCTTCACGCACCTGGACAAGCGCGGGAAGCCGGTTGCCGCTGATGATTCCGCCTATGAATGCCTGAACTGCATCATAGGGAGGGACGCCGTTGTGCGCAGAAGGCCCAGCGCCAAGTTCGCCCCTGGAGCATCACAGAACACAACAAGAGTATGGGAAAGCGCAATCCCGTCGCTCATCAATAATTATGTCACCACGACTATAGACACGCCAGAAGAATGCGATATTAATGGCTTTGTGCCTATAGAGTGCAGGAACACATCGGGAGGTATTGATTATTATTTCTCGTTTATGACATCAGACGGGCAGATGCTCACAAGGTCGCAGTCTGCCAGAACTCTTAATGCCTCAGCCTACATGAAAGGCACGAACATGAGGCATCTTGCAGACAGCACTGACGAGCAGGCGGCGTATTCTGGTTCGCAGTCGTTCTCACACGCCAGTTACGATTCTTCGTCTGTTGGGTATTCTCCTGGCGCATACAAGGAAACGTTTTTTACGACAGGCGGGTTGTTGCAAAGAATGCGCGAAACTGAAGAGGTGACATTAGATATAGCGGCTGTTTCAATGGCAGGTATGGACCCTGCCCATTTAGACATTGTAGCAAGGTCCGCCATCGTTCTTATCCACAGAGGGCAGGCGTTTTATGTTAATGATGAAGCGCCAAACTTTGTATTTTACAGTCTGAACCAGACGCCAGAAGGAGCGCCCCAGTATTTTACATTTGACGAAACAAACAACTTCCTAAAGATTGGGAGTGGCTCTGGAGATGACATACGCAGTTTGATTAGTTTTGGCGACTCAGTTTATATATTCACTCGCAAGTCGGTGTGGAGGTTCAGTGGTAACACAGGAGAAGGCTCCAGCACGCGGCTTGTTAGGGTATTTGATGTGGGTTGTCCATCAAGACAGGGTATTGAATATATCTCTTCATCCGTAGGAGGAGCGGAGTCAAGAGATTCATCCGGTATGCTGGCTTTTATCACGGCCTCTGGGGAGTTGGTTTTGACGGACGGTGTATCCTCTCAGACGGTCAGTGACCCCGTTGCGCCAACCCTGAAGAAACTAACCGCAGGACAGATAGAAAGTGCGATTGTAACCCGCATGGATGAGCCTGGGTATCTTGCGGTTCTTTGGCCTTCTCCTGGGAATAATAAAACGCTGGGGTTGGTGTATGACTATTTCCTTAACCGATGGGCAGGTGAGTTGGAATACGGATTTAAGATAAGCTCTGCCGACTATTACGATATTTATGGGGTTGGGAATACTTTTGCCTCTATCAATAGCGGCATTGATTTGAGGATGTTTTATCTTAATAATACTCAGCGTGCGCTAATGAGAAGTGGCGGCATTGTTCTGCTGTTTGCCGGTACCGATGACCATGACCTTTGGTGGAGAATGAAGTCTAATAATTCTACCGCCTCCAACTATTATGACCACTACGATATGGTTTCTTTGGGAAGCGCATTTAGAACTAAAGTCAAGGCGCAGGATTTGGATATGGGTTCTCCAGGTGTTGTGAAAAGATTGACTGGAGTAATATATGAGATGGAGCCGATAGGGGATTGGAATGTTGACTTGCAGTTATACGCTGACTCCAACCCTAACCCGAAGGCATGGGCTTTCAGGCAAGCTGGCGAAGATAGTAACCAGTATGGAACCGTTGCAACCGAGGATGCAGTCTATAACACATCCGTTGGTAGGGCGAGAAAGAGATTTGTCATTGACTCAGGCGAAAGGGTGATATCCGGCATCGTTAGCGTTGGCTGTGAAGTCGATGCAGGGAGCGATAAGTCGGTAACAATAACACAGGCATCAGGCGGCACAAGCGCAACCGTTTCCATAGCACAGCCTACGGGGTTTGTGTTGCATAGTGTTGAGCTTGTCTATAACGCTGAACGCGACTTCGGCGCACCCACCTACGGGAGTGGACCCAATGGATAGGCGCGTTCATATTAAACCGGAGGACCGTGGTGCGGCAGGCGACCATAAGATGGCTGAAGCGGTTGCGCTCGGCCTTCCTCCTGGCATTGCTTTTTCTGTGGTTGGTTTTGATAGTAATGACAGGAAGTTTGGTAAGATTGGTCCGAATGGCTACGATTATACTATTTCGTCGTCTGGTGAGATGAGCGCGTATGTCATTAACAGGCATACACACAGACCTTCAGGACACGCTAGGTTTGTCGGGCTGTGTGCCGATTTTGATATGACCGATTGGGAAGACTATGCAGAAGGCATTATGATTCTTTTTATCCTTTCCAACGGTAACAACCTTACCGCCGCCGCGCTTACGGACCTTGCGGCGTGGGGTTTATGGAATGACGGCAGTACGCCTGCGCGTTCGATGAATAGTACGGACAAGCTGGCGGCGGTGTGCATGTACGGCATGGAGCAAGGCACATGCCATGAAATACGAACCACGGCAGATGAGATTTATTCTTCATGCCTCATTTCAGATAGGGTGATATCGCAATGAGTCAATGGGTACGAGGATACAACCCAACATCTGGGGCCACTATCGACAACGATGCTCTGCGAGACGAGCTTGACAGGGCGGCGTCTGCTCATAATTATAATGACCAGATATATTCCGGCAAGCGCGACCTTGTGTTTGCTTCCGGCTATAAGGTGTCCTATGCTTCGGCGGATAACGCTTACGGCAAATTTGTAACCGTAGTGAACGGTGCAGATGCGGGGAACAATCAGACCGTTGGGAGCGGAGGTGTCGGCTTGACGGTCGGGGCCGTAACGGATATCACGCTTGACGCTACCGGCGATGCTTTTGCAGGCTCAGAGCTTGCTAATGCGGTCAGGCTTGGGGTCACATTAAGGGTCGGCTCTGGCGGCACTCGCACAATCCACCACCCGCAAAGAGCTGGGTACGCCACGGCAAACGCTTTTTTTATGCTTGAAGATGGTGATGGTGTGGCTGACGGGCATCACATTTACTCAATCGCGGACGATGTGGACCGCTCTGTCGGTGCGAGTGACGCGCTTTACGCAGAGGTTATATTACAGGTTGATAATACCACAAGAAAGATATCCTATTGGGCTGGAGCCAATGCGGTAGGTACGCCCACAACTGAACTAAGACTTAACATTAGGACGATTGGGTATTATGTCTGAGTACACACCGGCATACGACCTTACAGACCGTTGGCTTGAAAACGGGAAGGTAATCGACGGTACAAAGCTGACGACAGAGTTGGATAATATGGCAACAGCCATTAACTCCACGGACCATTCAGGTTCTGACGGCGAACGAGAATCTGATTACTCTATAATCCCAGGCAGGAGAATACGCTATCCAATAAGCCGAACGGCGTCAAGTAAATGGTGTGTTTACAGCGGGAACAGTACGCGAGACTCTGAAAACACGCACATGAGTATTGACCTAAGCGGCTCATACGCTGTTGACGCCACGAATGACTCTGCTTTCACTATTATACCTCTCACCGCAGGAGCTAATTTTAATTATAGCTCCACAGAAGACAGGAATGTCGCTACTTACCCAGAATACGGTTCGCGGTTCCTGGATTTGGAGCTTACGTTCTACATTGACACAACTGCGGCGGTTGTGCATCACCCACAGAGGAGCGGATATAGCGATGCAAACGCTGTAATAATCAGGGATGCGTCAAATTTTTCAGGCGCGGAAGACGGGCATCACCCACTGCCCCCTGCGGACGATGTAGATTTAGCTATTATCGCGGCGGCAACTACTGTCAAAAGGACTGTCAGGATACGAAACACTAACCAGAGCTTCGCGCTCAGGGTTGGTAGCAATGTGACATTCGGCTCAGGCAGTCGCCTTGGAGTCAGAATTATTGGATACGATTACTAAACAAGGAGAAAGACTATGGGAAACTACGACCACTATATCGGCAAGAATGTGAACGTTAATTTCTGCGGAGTGCTGTCTTACGGACTCACGGTTCACTCCGTTGACGAGGACAAGGATATCGGGTTGTTCTACCTGAATGTCATTGTCCATCCTCAACAGAATCACATGCTCATTCCGCTTGGACCGATGACGGCTATTGAGATTCTGAATGGCTAATAACGGCTGGATGTACCAAGACTCCCTCGCGGGTTTTCTTCTCAACAACTACAATAGTGTTGGGACGGTGGATATGTCCGCTGTCAGTACGGTGGTCGATAGCACCGAAGTGGAGATATGGGACAAGACCGGAGCCTACACCTACGCGACGGCGGCAGAGACGCTGTACCTTACCAGCACCGTCGCGGGGGACAACGACATCAGCGTTAAGATTTATGGGCTGAAGTCCGACTTCACGTTGGCTTCCGAAACGATTACGACCCGAACGGCGGGTGACGCTCGGCAGTTAGGCGCGGGCGGCGAGAACGCGACCGCCAACCAGTATATCCGCATCCACAAGATGGAGGTTCTGGGCATCACCCAGGCGACGGGCAACCTGCATCTCGGCTCGGATTCCACTCCCCCGGCGACGGGCATTCCGGCGGCGGCGGATTCAAGGGCATTCATCAGCGCGGGGGAAAACAGAAGTCGGTCTTCCATGTTCACCGTCCCGGCGAGCCACACGGCGATTATCGTTGGGTTCCATGCCCAGATCGTCACCAGCTTGGCGGCGGGAAACAGCGTTACGGTCAGGCTCCGCTCGCGTGACGCCAGCACCGTCGCCACCCCCAACGTATTTCAGAACATCAAGCAGTTCAGATACTATGAGGGCGTTGATCGCTTCGGCCTGAATGGCGGCGTCCCCATCGCAAGGGTGGGCGAGAAGCATGACATCAAAGTCACCGGACAGGGAAGCGTTGCGGGAAACAACGTCGTTTCCGCGCAATACCAGGCGATTATCGTTCCATCCACCAAGGTAGGCGCGGGGATAGCGAATTTGTAATGGCTATATTCAACCTAAATCTAACCTATGTGGATGCCCCCTATCAGGTGGGTAAGCCGGTCAATCTGAGGATGTCCAACGGCGATGTCGTCAATGGCGTCATTCTAGGGATATACCTCCTGTCCGTGGACTCCACGGCGGAAAATCCCAGCGGGGCGAAGATAAGGAAGGAACACCCGGACACTTACGAGTTGGTGGCGCAGATACAACCTAACGCGCAAGGCGGTGGGCAACCGCCACCTCCACCCAGGGTTTACTTCCTGCGAAATGTCGTTTCAACCAGCGAGATATGAGAGGTTACTATGGCTTTTAATATGACGTATGACAGTACCGCGAAGACCCTTTCCTTGGTGAGCTACACGCCGGGAGAGGATACGACCTTGAAACTACTGAAAGAACACATGGACACCGGGCCGCGCAAGCTGGTTGCCAACACCATCGTTATCGGTCAAGGCACAGCCGAACTTGTGTTTGATATTGTGGACCCAACTTAGTATAATAGGTGCGTTATGGCTGCTTCAAACAAAATGCTACATGACCCCACGAAAGCCGCGCAGAATGTGGCAAACTCTGCCACTGGCGCGGCTGGCGCGGTAACGGCAACCCCGCTTACGAATAAGCCCCAGAACACCAGTGGCACAATCAGGGTGCAGACGGGGCCAAAGGATACCAGCGACCGGGCGGCTGACACTATCCGTAACGCCTTTGCCACCGACCCTGAGTTGGTAGCAGGCGGCAAGCAGACCATCTACAATGCCGCCGATACGCAGGGTAAGCTGGCTATGCAGGGGGCGGGTACGTCCCCGAATACGCCACAGATAAACCCAGAAGTCAGGAACGCATACGAGCAGCGGTTTCTTAACCCAGACGATACCTACAACCAGTATTTCGGTCAAGGGGCGGGTCTTATCGGGCAGGGGGCCGACGCCTTATCTGGAATGCTTGGAAATTACGGGGGGTCAGGCATTTCGGCAGGCAACGTGAGCGGAGGCGGGATGCAGGTGGGGGCCGAGCGCGTGGGTACGCAGGATGTCCTTGGGCAGATGAGAGACGATTACGGGCTATTGTCGGGCCAATACGGGGGCATTCTGAGCAATGAAGACCCTCTCTGGCAGGACCGTGTGGACCACCAGATGCGGCGGCTACAGGAGCAACAGGAGGCTGAGCGTAACCGGCTGGGTGGCGCGATGGCGGCGTCCGGTTTGGGCGGGTCAGCCATCGGTATCGGGGCGGGTATCCAGTCCGAGAATGCCTATCAGGATGCCCAGATGCAGGCGTTGTTGGATATTGCCGACCAGGAGATGCAGAACCGTCTTGCCGCTGGCGGGTTGTATAACCAAGCCTTCGGGCAGATGGGCGGCATGGAAGAGGCGCAGGCAGGTCGCTTCCTTACCGGCGATATCTCCAACCAGCAGGCCGCGCTGGAGGCGTCAATAGCAAATCAGTCGGATATTACCCGGCGTAACCTTGCCGACCAGGAGGCCCAGCTACGGGCGCAGATTGAGAATGAGGCAAACAACCTTATGGCGCGTGGGCAGGATATCACCGGAGCGACCAACCTTGGCGGGTTGGGGGCTAACATGGGGAATCTTGCCCAAGCGATGGGCAATACATGGGCCAATAACACAAACGCACTAACCAACCAATACAGGACGATGGGCGGGATGGATATAGATATGGCCGGTTTTGAGCATGGCGTGACGATGGACTACAACGACCTGCTACGCCAGGATGAGGCGCAAAAGCTGGAGCATGAGATGGCGCTTGCGGGGGCGAAGGGCAACATGAAGCCTATCGTTGACTCCACCGGAAACATAACGCCGCAATCCATCCTAGAAAGCGGGAACATTGTTGGGTGGGCAGACCAGTACGGAGGTATTGATAACCTAATTGCGCAGATTAACTTTGGAGACAACCCACGGCAAATCCAGCAAATCAGGGATTTGTACTACATGCAAGGAGGTAAGTGATGCCATACGCAGGATACGATGAACTTGTAGCTAATCTGCTTCAGGCGATTACGACTCAAGAGCAAACGAACAACATGCGTGATTCCTTTGCAGACCGCAAGCAGGACAGGAAGGACAAGGAAGCCAAGCGTCACGCTCTCTACGGCGCTGGGATACAGGCTACGCCAGGTATCCTTAGCTCCATTGTTGGGGCGGCAGGCGGCGGTAGCGGCGGCGGCTGATAAGATAACCATCTTTGGAGATTGATATGCCAGGTTCAGAACTGCTAAGTCTTTTAATGCGCGGTCTTGAAGAGGACAGAAATCGTCGTCAGATGATTGACGAGTCGCGCAGGCGTGAGAACATGGACCGCTTTTCCGGCATGGTGCAGAACAGCGCAGGCGGCTTCACGCATGGCCTTGATACTCTATCAGGGACATTCATGGCGCGCAACAAGATGGAGGCAGATGCGCGGCAGGCGGCGAAGGAGCGAGCGGAAAAGGCCCGGCAGTTTGATGAGGCGCAATTGCAAAACAAGGAGTTCTTCAGCAACCTATCCGCGGCTGAAGCGGCAAGGCTGGCTCAGCAACAGCAATTCTTTGAGGGTATTCCGGCTGAAGTTGTGGCAAGACTCAATGCCCAGAAAGACCTGCACGCCACACCTTCCGGCGATACGAATGCCAATATCGCGTCCCGCGAGGCTATGCAGGGCAAGGAGTTGGAGCAACAAGCGAGCCAGTTTGCTCAGAGAATTGCGGAGCAGGCCAAGGATAGGGGACTCACTCAACAGCAGATTGACAATCAGATGTCTCAATGGGCCGCTAACTATGGCCTTAATGAAAAACAGTTTAAGCATCAAGCCGACCTTGAGCTTCAAAAGTTTGGTCTTCTTGAGGACCAGACTAGACAAAGCATGGACCAGAGCGCCTACACGTTTGGCCGACAGGTTCAGGAAGACAAGGATTACGATGCCATCCTACAGGCTAACGGCATTAGTGAAGGCTGGATTAAGGCGAAGGCTCAGGAGCTTGGGCTTGATGAGGGTAAGGCCCGTCTCAATCTAGCCAGAGCGCAAGAGAAGGCAATGAGCCAAGGCACGACGATTGATTCCGAGAGATGGATGCAGGAGCAGGCGCTAACCGAAGAGAATCAGGGGATGAAAAGGGAGCAACACCAGCTAAACATGGACCAGGGCAGGGTGTTGTTGGACAAGGTGAAGAGAATGACCGAAGCGGCGCAGGCGGCTGGCTTCCCAAGTCAGGAGGCATTAGAGGTTCAGTCTATGCTGACAGGCTTGTTGGGGCAGGAGGCGAATATCGGCCTTACAGACGCCAGGACCGGACTCGCAAAGGCAGAGACAGACTTTACCGGCAAGAGATTGGCTGGCGCTGGGACGCCTAAAGTCCAATCATCTGCCCTGGAAAAAGGTCCGACTGAAAGGATTCGTTATTTCAAGGAAGTCTTTCCTGAGCCAAGCTTGAAGGATAAGAAGCTAAAGGATGTGATTATGGAGCATCCAGAGGTGTTGCGCGATATGGATGGACTAGAGGAGCTTATTCGCGGAGCGAGGAAGACGGACAAGGAAACCGTCAGGAATTATTCCAAGGCGTTACTCGCCTATGAGGAGGTTATTAACGGGTTAATTTCCGCTGGCAAGACCGGCGTTGAGCTTGAGCAACGAGCTAGTAAGGCGTTAAGTGCGATAGGCAAAGACTATGGCTTTCTCGCAGAAGAATAGTTCAGACTATTATTTGAAATTGGCTCTGGGAGATGAAGAGGAAAACAAGCCTGAGCCGAATAAGTATCTTAGCCTTGCCTTAAGCGATGATACGGATAATGCGCCTGCACCCGCACAGCAGGCGACTAGCAATAAATATCTCGATATCGCATTAAGCGGCGGCGATGACAACCTACCCGCGCCTCCTGAGCCTGTCCAGAAGGATAAGGGTGTTGGGTTCTGGGATGTGGCTAAATCTCTATTCGGCGCTGGGGAGAGGGCGGTTGCCGGTCCCGTATCCGACCTTGGCAAATCCACAGGCGATGCTGGCAGACGTTTCGGCTACACGCCACACGCTATCCAAACGGAGATGAAGGCCGAAGAGTCCATGAGGGATGCGGCGGTTCGCAGGGCCGAGTATGAGGCCGCAGAGGAGAAGGAGTATGAGCAGGTAGGGCAGGAGGCGGCTGATGCCTTTCGTCCGTTGGAAGCCTCTCTCGCTCCGCTGGCTGAGACGGCTTATGCATTGGGCAAGCGCGAGTTTGGCAAGGCGGCTATGTCCGCGCCGGGAGCGTTGGGCATGGCGGTGCTGGACCTGTTACCGTCTTCCCTGTTCTGGAGCGGTACAACGACAGGCATATCTGCGGCGACAAAGGCCATCCGTGGTGATACCGACCGTGGCTTCCTGAAGGAGTGGACGAAAACAAAGCCTGGATTCCTTGAGACTGCCAAGTCTATCGGTGGTCCTGACTATAAGCCCGGTACGGCGATGAAGGTAGGCACGTTTATTGGCGACCTAGCTTTCCCTGGTGCGCCTACGGGCAAGGCGGCAAAGCGATTCGGCAGGGTATTGAACAGCCTTGACAATATCGTTCGCGGGTCCGCTGATGAGGCGTTGGAGATGGCTATTAAGAGCAAGACCAGCGCCGGATTCTATATGAAGAATGGTGAGATACGCAAGGTACAGCGCATGGGTGACGACTCTGTGCGCGAAGTTCCCGTATCCCTGACCGACTTTATTGACGATACCATCACCAACCTGGACCCTTCCGCCAGAGGGTATAAGCAGGCGAAGAAGGAGTTGAAGAAGGACCGGCAGTTCTTGGATAGCAAGGACGCGGAAAAGGTGATTGGTCAGCACGCTCCCGGCGAATTGCTCACTCAATACAGGCAGGCGTCCGACAAGGGCAAGCGTGCGATGGGCGCGGCTCCCGGCTTTCTGGGTACGCAAAGCGTAAGCAGGCGTAGCGTCAACAAGTTCTGGGACGATGTTACGGCAGGCGGCGACAAGTATAAGAAGACCGTAAGACAGTCCCAGAAGGAGGAGTTGTTAAAGCAAACCTCCGAATACGAGAAGCTGTACGGCGAAGAGTTTGTGCCTCGATTGTTCAGGATGCTGGATGAAATCCCAGAAGCCAAGGCGCACTTCCAGCGAGTCGGCAAGATGCCCAACATCGTTGACCTTGCGCGTGGCGGTACGGGCCAGAAGGCCAACACCAAGGCTATCATGGATGAGTTTGGCAGACTGTTGGAGCGGACGGAGCAATTCAGATATAAGCGAACCGGGGCGATGCCAGACCAAGTGCTTGCTCCCGGCGACGACTTCTCTCAATTCTTGGAGTTTAAGCAGTACGACCCCAACGACCCGCTAGACCAGGTTGCCAGAGTCCTTAACGATAACCTTAGAGAGCTTAACCGCGTCGAGCGTGAGGCGGGAGTAGGCTCTACCTACCGATGGAAGTTCAAGGATGAAGTGGAAGCGGAGATGCGGCGCGTTGCCGAGACAGCGATTGAAAGCGATGATGCTTTTCGCAAAGAGTTCCGTACTGCGGAAGATGCTATCGACGCTTTCAAGAAGGAAATCAATTCGGCTATAGACAAGTACGAAACGCCTGAGCATTTCGCTGTATCCAGGGCGTGGCAGGATATGGAAGTGGGCGGGAAGAAGATATTCGGCAGGTATAGCTGGAATAATTTTAAACAGAAGGACTTGTTTGCCGGTCCATCCAAGCGCAACTATGTGCCTCGATACCTTAACCCTGGACTCCATGAGAAACTGTCTGGTATGCGGGAGACATTGGCCGACCTATCTAAAAGGACGAAGCTGTTATACGCTATGTCCAAAAAGGGAGGGTTTGATTTCGAGGCGCAGAAGCTACTCAAGTTTGCCGACCGTGTGGATAATCATATCGCCCCGGCATACGAGGCGGCTAACTCAGGCGTTGCGGCCTCCTTCCGCGAGGCGCGGACGGACGCGGGGCAAGTCTTCAGTTCATTGGAGATGGACCGCGCCTTTCAGGATGAGTTGCGTTCCGCAGTCGAGCATCTTGACGATTGGAAATCCCTTGAAGACGCTAGAGCGGCGGCGCTGAAGGCGTTGGATAAGGATGCGGACGTATTCATACGCAACGATAAGGACTTCGCTGACTTCATCGGCCAGCGCAAGGAGCTTGCCAGCCAGATACGAGGCATGGCTGAGGACGGTGCGCTATTCGATTACGATATCCTAGAGAATGTAATGAGGCGCGGGAGAGCGTCGGCAAGGGTGCGCTCAACGAATAACATGGTGATGCGCATGGTGGATGACCCGCGCATGGTGGCTCACCCCAAGCATGGAATGTCAGGTAAGCCTGAGTATTCCGGCTGGTTCAAGGACAACGGCGCTCCGGTATATAGTTTGAAGAAGGCTGTACCTGGATTGCCTGAGAAGTATGCGGACTATGCAATCAATCCCGATATCTATGGACTGCTGAAGTCAACCCATAACTACAACAACAATGCGGATAGCAGTCTAGCCAAGGCATACCTGGCATACGAAACGATGCACCATTGGTTGCGCCCTGTCCTTCTGGCTATGCCGAAGACTGGTATCCGTAACTTCTTGGATGCCAACCTGAAGAACATCCTTGAGTTTACTCCCGGCGAGAATCTTAGCGGGATGAACTACGCCATCCAACTACTCAATACCGACAGGGTAATGTCGCGCAAGACAGGGCAGATGTTGGCTGGCGAAGATGTGTTGTTTGTCAACAAGATAGGTTCGGTCATGGACCGTATGCTTGGCAAGGTCAATCCTATCGGCATTGACGAGAAGATACTGACGGGTACGGGCGAGTATGTAACGATGAGACAGATACTCGATGAGGTAGTTGACCTTGGCGTTCTAAGCAACCGGAAGACGCGCTACGGGATGGAGGTATCGAGGAAGGGGTTAGGAGAGCGTATATCCGGCGTGAAGACTCAAGCCACCCCAGCGGAGCAGAAGATAGGGAAGATATTCGGAGAGAAGGCGCAGGAGGTTGCGGCTAACCCATTGGTAAAGAAGCTGGAACACGGCGCTAGTCTAAAGCTGTTGTCCGACTTCTCCCTCTCCGTATCCGCCAAGGGCGATGACCTTGCTAGGCTAAGCAACTATCTGACGCACCGTATCGTTCGCGGGGAGAATAAGATGGCTTCGGCTATTGGTGCGCACTCCTCCCATTGGGGTGCGGGTATGCCGGATGACCTGTTTTACAACATCTACTCCAGAGTTACGGACAATCCCGGTAAGGCGGGAGAGTTGGCGGCTAGGGCGCAGAAGCACGCGGAGAATATCTTCACCTTCTGGACCTTTACCCGCAACAACATCCCTTACTGGTGGAAGATGCTGTCCCGCAATCCAAGGTCCATGAGCGCGATTCCCAAGATGAGAGAGAGGGCGCAACAGGAGGCCGGGATTGTGGGTTATCTGCCCTACGATGAGTTTGAGGATACCCCTTATCAGACTTCCCCCTTCCCTGTAGGGTTGGGTATGACCAAGAAGGGTGGCTTGGCGCTGGACTACTACGACCTAAGCAGTGCGCTGTCCATGTTCCCCGCGTTGGGGCAGACGGTATCCGAAGGTGCGGCAAACCCCATGACCCTTGCCAGCCCGGTCATCCAGGGGGCTACAGGTCTTATTGGAAGCAGTATGACTGGATTCCAGAAGTACAAAGACCCATTTTTCGGGAGAGATTATAGGGGAGAGAAAGACGTATTGCGTGAGATAGGAGGAAAGTTTTACCCGCCTGCGCAGTGGTTTCAGCGACCCCTTGAGGCGGCTGGCGTACTTGAAACCAGCGGCAGGTATCCTCTGGGCGAGGACGTTGGCGAGGCCATGATGGAACGATTCATCAAGCCCTGGTCTAAACGTAGCCTGTCGTTGGGCTATCAGGCGAATGAGATATCCCGTCGCCTGCGCAAGCTGGAGGACGAGGGTAAGATGGGGACTAAAGAGTGGTTTGATTTGGCGAATGCCGAAGCGATTATGGATACGTTCAAATAAGGAGATTGATATGATACCGGAAGGAAACCATGTGGTAACGATTAAGGGGTGTGAGATTGAGCCGCGCCACGATAAGGCTCCGAGAGTCAGCATACAGCTCCGAGGGGACGACGGGTTGGAATGGAACGACAGGATTGCGTTGCATACCACCAGCGGACCCAACATCCTGCGGGAGAAGATGAATGTCATCGGCTTTCCTGTGCCGTCAGGGAAGGAACCGGAGAAGCATCTGCGGGATAACGTGGGCAATATCGTTGGCAGGACGGTGAGTATCAGCGTCAGGCACAAGGTCAATCAGCGTGGATTCACCAACGTCTATTGCTATTACAATAGCCTGGTAACGGACGACCCGGTTGCCACGGTTGCGCACGCCAAGAGCGCCGACCCGTACCCCGAACTGTCCGAGGAAACCAAGCGAATGTTAAGGCAGACGGGCCGTGTCTCGGTTAGATGATATCCAGAAGGAGCGGAACAAGCTACTCAAGAATATCAAAAGCGACGATGCGCAGAACCTTAACTCCGCTCCCGAAATCCAGAAGTATATCGCCAAGGTAAACAACCTTGAGTTAAGGACGGTGCGCCGTATCTGGGAAGAGAAGGGGTTGCGCTGGATACTCGCCAACAACGGGTCCATGCGCATGAAGGGGCATTACTACACCGCTCGTAAGGACGTTATCGCCAAGGAGTCGAAGAAGTTTATCCGCACCTGGAGGGCGAGAAAGAAGAAGCCCACCCTGCCATACACCAAGGAGGAACTCGCTTGGAAGATTGCTATGGCAGAGCGGGCTAAGCGTCAGAAGGAAAGGTGGTTGGCTACAAGGCCGGATTACGATAAGCCGAACCCCTAGTCTTACCCTTGTCCTCCTCCACAGGAGCGCACAAGTCCTGCCTCTGGATTCTCTTTTCCATCCACACTTTCAACCTGGCGTCCGTGAACTCCCTGTATGCCCAGGCATTCAAGACACAACTGAGCGAAAGGGCTATCAGAAGAATGGCCGCAAGCGTTATCGGGTGATGTCGTTTCATAGTGTTTCTCCCATTCTGCGTAGAGCTTTTTAATTTCCTCTAGCGCGTTAAGTTTCCAAGTGCTATCAAGGATGATTTGCTCATGCCTCTTAATCATCTCATTGATGCGGTCCAGTTTCTCGCTGTTCATTAGTCCTCCTCTCCTTCTCCTCCTTCTCTTTCACATAGATAGACCAAGGAGTGATAGTGATTATAGTCCTGTCTCCCTTGTTTTCTACGCCTATATGGTTAAGCATGTCTGACCAAGCACCAACATCGCCATTGGTTGATGTTAGATGCACATGCATAGTATCTATTGGTACTTCGCTCTCATACTCAACACCGTCCTTATGCCAGTTTATAAGTTTGAATGGCCTTGCATGTTCGTCGTAAATTATCGTCATTCTACCTCCTCTCCTTCTACGTTAATCAAATTCAAGTTCTTTCAGGTTTGAGTACGACTTCAGTTCACCTTGTTCAGAGAGCGCCTTTGAGGGGTGCGGTTTGGCAAGCTGTTGCTTATCCACAACCTCAATCAGCTTAACCCTTTTTTTATCTATCTCTCTTACTATCTCACACTTCACTCTTGTCACCGCTTCTCCAGGCGGCACTAGCCTAAGTCGTAGTTTGTTATGCCCGTCTGGATTGCTTAGGTCCACCATTTCAAGCACAGCGAACGAGCCTTCTGGTATAAGGCTGTTAGCCAACCTATTGACCATCTTTTTTTCGTGGTCCGTCTCTGATGTGACTGTCATGTTTGTACCTGATACATATAATTTCATGGCTTATACTCCTCCCATAAGTCGCCTTCGGTTTGCGGTTCTTCCTTCGGCGGGGTTACGTCAATCGGCTCCTTCTTCTTGCGCGACTTCACCCTGTCGGCAAGGGCATCGGTGCGGTTATCGAATACTCTCTCCTCTGTGGGAATGGAGAAGCTGGAGGGCAGTCCCAACTCAGCGTTCTCGTCGTGGCTGATAGCCGACATAGCTTCCGGTTGCATGGGCAACCACTTCGACAATTCTCTCACGGCGCACTTCTTCCACATGGCTTCCGGCCACTCTTTCCATACGCCTGTTTCCTTCTGCCTTGACTTGTTACGCCGCCTATCAATTTGGTCCTCATCCAATACGGCGTACTGCCTTGACCCGTCTGTCAGTACGGCTACGGCATAGGCCAGCTTCATCTTGCCACGGTCCCCGAACTTGGGGATATGGGTAAGGGACTGACCCGCGTACCCAATCTCGTATTCAAAGTCGTCATTCTCGCAGACCACTTCAGCGTACACCTGCTTGACCTGTGGGGAGCGCAGGAGTAACTGGACAAGGCCCATATAGCTGACTTGGAACTTGACCTGATTGCCGTAGGGAATGAAGTAGCATGGGGAGTTTGCCCCGGTTGCAGGCATGAGTCCCGACGATGCGCACTCCATGACGGCTGTGACCAGCGAGCCGTGGGTACACCGCTTCAGCTTATCGTCTCCGTTGTAGATAATGACGGCGATACGCGCAAGCTGTTCCGGCTTGATGTTGGACGCCGCAATCTCGGTGATATCCGGCATGTACCCCTTAACGAAATCACCAACCTTCTGTACTGCTTTGGTTTCACTCATCCGTATCTCCAATCTCTACCCTCGGTAGGTTGTTCCAGATGCTTATGGCATCTTCCTTGTGTTTGTCAATCGGGCCTTGCATACCGCAGTCTGGGCAGAAGACCCAACACCATTCTCCATTCTCGCCCAGGTCACATTCGTCGCCGTGACACCAGGGGCATCGTCTAGGCTCGCTCATTTCAGGTTAAACCTCCTCATCGTATTTTCCACAGTGTACTTGCTATACACCGCAGGGTTCTCAGACTTCAGGCGTTTGGTATCAAGCGATGCGCGTGTGCTGGTCTTCCACGTTGCAATCACACCGCCTTCGTAGGACAACACTTGATTGTGTCCCATGTACTCCTTCACCGCCAACTCCAAGGACTCCTGCAATTCCAGCAGACCCCTGATATCTCCCTTCACCTTGGCGAGTCTTTCCACCAGGCCCATCACTCTATCGGTGGCGTCTATGGACTTCCCGTTATCCTCCTTATACAGACGCTTCACATCGTCATGCGTCTCAGGCTCAGGCGGGATACCATCCCTTACGTGCGCCCAGAACTGGTCACACAACTCAACATAGTCCTTCAGGAGTGCATCGTTGCGGTCAATGATATACTCCTTCGGCGGTCGGTTGCCAGCCACATGCACGATTCTGCCACGGTTCAAGCCCGTAACGTAGAGGCAGTGTTGCACCTGCATGTTATAGTATTCAGGCACTTCATCCGTACCTTCCGTACCGAACTCGGAGTTATAACCTGTGTGCTTAATCTCCACAATCTCCATGTCGGTGTCGCTGTGGACAATCAAGCCGTCCAGGTTACAGCCCATGTGCGGGCGCTCGTCGTCCTGCCAGATGTAGCTATCCGACCGCACATCCAAGCCTGTCATATCCCTGTACTCATTCAGGATAAAGGCTTCGGTATGCGAACCCAACCGCATCGGGAAGGTGGTTTCGATAGTCAACTCTCCAAGCTTGTCGTAGTACAACTCTAGCCACGATTTGTAGGGGTTGACGCCTGCGACTACACCCGCATCGGACCCGCCGATAAAGGAGCGTCTAGCCTCCACCCATTGCTCATGGCTCATACCTGTCTTGTCCTTCTTACTCATTCGGTTCTCCTAGTTTAAGTTCGGTTTCGGGTAGTCGTGGTACATCGACCGTACCAGCCCGGCAAAGTCAAGCATCACTTCGGTTTCGTCGTCCGTCTTGTAGTCCTCCAATACCTCGGATGACATCGCGGCGATGGCTCTGCACAGGTATCCCATGACAAGCGGTACGTTCGCACCCGCCTTGCCTGCGGATAACATCTTTCCGTCAGCCTCCTCCAGTAGTTGTAGTCGTTCATAAACCTCGTCACTTACAGTCAGCGTTAGCGTCTTACTCATTCGTCCTCCTTAAAACCATGAGCATGAATGTACTGCGCAGTACAAAAGAAATAGTAACAGCGCGATGCTGGGGATGTCTTCTAGCTTCATGCTTCCTCC